ATGATCGTGCGCACGCTGCAAGGCGACACGGTCGACGCACTGTGCTGGCGGCACTACGGCCGCACCGACGGCACCGTCGAAACCGTGCTCGAGGCCAACACCGGCCTCGCCGATCTCGGCGTCGTGCTGCCGGCCGGCACGCCCGTCTACCTGCCGCCGCTCGACACCGTGTCGAGCACGAAGCCGCTGCTGCAACTGTTTGACTGACCCTGGAACGCCGCCATGGCCGAACCGAATACCACCACCGCCGCGGGGCTGTCGACCGTGATCGGGCTCGCCGGCCTCGCGCCCGGCATCGACGGCAACGCGCTGATCGGCGCGTTCACGGGCGCGGCGCTCGTCGTCGTCACGTCGAAGGAGATCGGCGTCGCGCGGCGCGCGGCCTACCTGCTGATCTCGCTCGTGATGGGCTATCTCGCCGCGCCGGAAATCGTCAGCGCCACGCCGATCCATTCGACCGGCGTCGCCGCGTTCTTCGCGGCCGCGCTCGTGATCGCCGTCACGCTGCAGCTCATCGAGCGGGTCAAGACCCTCGACCTGCTCTCGCTGTTCCGCAAAGGGGGATGACATGCACGTCCCGCTCGCGCTGATCGCCCTCGCCGCGCACCTCGCCGCGCTCGTGCGCGTGCTCGCCTACCGGCGCAACGGCGCGCGGCACCGGCGCCATGTGTCGTGGGTCGCGTGGGCCCTCGTCGTGGTGACGGGCGGCGCATCGATCGAGCTGCTGCTGCATGCCGCATCCGTCGGCTTCTTCGAAGCGGCCACGGCGGTCCTGCTGGCGATGTTCGTGTACGGCGCGCGCGGCAACGTCGCGCGCCTTCTGCGGAGAGAGAGTGAATCATGAAAACCCGCCGCCTCGGCGACCACGGCGACGACGTGGGCCTGCTGCAACGCCGCCTGATCCGCGCAGGTTATCCGGTGCAGGTCACGCATATCTACGACGCGGCCACCGAAGCCGCCGTCATCGCGCTGCAACGGAAAACCGGCCTCGTCGACGACGGCATCGCCGGCCCCAAGACGTACGCCGCGCTCGCCACCGGCCAGCGCGATCCGCAGCACCTGGCGCTGGCCGATCTCGAACGCGCCGCGCGCACGCTCGGCGTGCCGCTTGCCTGCGTGCGCGCGGTCAACGAAGTCGAATCGCGCGGCGCCGGCTTCCTGCCCGACGGCCGGCCAGTCATCCTGTTCGAGCGGCACATCTTCTGGAAGCGGCTGCAGGCGCGCGGCATCGATCCGGTGCCGTTCGCGGCGAAGCAGCCGGACATCGTGTCGCAAACGCGCGGCGGCTATCGCGGCGGCACCGCCGAATACACGCGCCTCGCCGCGGCCGAAGTGATCGACGCCCGCGCGGCGTGGGAATCCGCGAGCTGGGGCGCGTTCCAGGTGATGGGCTATCACTGGCAACGCCTCGGCTATGCGGGCATCGACGACTTCGTCGCGCGCATGGAAAGCGGCGAGGCGGAACACCTCGACGCGTTCGTGCGGTTCGTCGCCGCGGACGCCGGGCTGCTCGCCGCGCTGCGCGCCCGCAACTGGGCCGCGTTCGCGCGCGGCTACAACGGGCCCGATTACGCGGCGAACCTCTACGACGTCAAGCTCGCGCGCGCCTACGACCGGTATGCGTCGCCGCCCGTTGCGGCGGATGCCGACGACGACGCCGCGGCGGCGGCATGAGCGAGCTCGCCGCGAAATTCGCCGCGGGGCTGCTCGTGCTTGCCGCCTGCGTGGCCGCCGCGCTGTACGTGCGCGAGCTGCATGCGGATCTGGCGACTGCCCGGCTGCAACTCGCCGACGCGCGGCAGGGCCTCGCCGACCGTGACGGCGCGATCCGGCGCCTGCAGCAGGACACCGCCGACCGCGCCAGGCAGCAGGCGCGGCTCGACCGCACGCAGAACGCGATCGCGTCGAAGCTCGACGCCGTTCGACTTGAAAACCGGAGATTGATCGATGAAAACGCCGCGCTTCGCGCGTGGGCTGACACTCGTTTGCCTGACGACGTTGTCCGCCTGCAAGCCACTCCCGCTCTCACCGGCGCCGACGATTACGTCGGCCCCCTGCCAGACGGTGAGCCCGTGCACGCTGCCGGCGCTCGCGCCGCGCACCAACGGTGAGCTCGACGCGGCGCTCACGACCGTCAAGGCCGCATGGGCGACGTGCGCGGCCAAGGTCGACATGATCGCGACGTGCCAGGCCAAATCGCAGCCGGCCGATAACGGGGAGCATCCGCATGAATAAGCCAGACAGCCTGCGGCGCGCGCTCGTCGCCGCGGTTCCCGCGCTCGGGACCGACCCGGGCAAGCTGACCGTGCTCGTCGAGCAAGGGTCGCTCGCCGCGACCGGCACGCTGACGCCGTCGTTCGAATACCGGTACGTGGCCCGCGTGCTCGCGCCGAATTTCACCGGCGACGCGGACCCCGTGTTCGTCGCGCTGGTCGAATGGGTGCGCGCGAACCAGCCGGACCTCGTGACGAACCCCGCCGCGCGCGCCGACGGCATCACCTTCGAGATGAGCGTGCGCGATCCGGCCGCCGTCGACCTGTCGATCAAGCTCGCGCTGACGGAAAGCGTCGTCGTGACGACCGGGCCGGACGGCAAGCAGGTCGTCACGCACGTCGACGACACGCAGGTCGACCCGGCGAATACGCTGACGTGGGTCGCGCTGCCGCAGCGAGGTGCCGCATGACGGCCGCCGCGCTCATCGATCTGTCGAGCCTGCCCGCCCCCGACGCGCTCGAGGCGCTCGATTTCGAAACGCTGTATGCACGCCGGAAGACCGCGCTGATCGCGCTCTGGCCCGCCGACGAGCAGGCCGAAATCGCCGCGACGGTCGCGCTCGAATCCGAGCCGCTCGCGCGCCTGCTGCAGGAAAACTGCTATCGCGAGCTCGTGCTGCGCCAGCGCATCAACGACACCGTGCGGGCCGTGATGCTCGCGTTCGCGAAGGGCGGCGACCTCGACCAGCGCGCCGCGCTGTTCGGGATCGAGCGGCTCGTCGTCACGCCGGCCGACCTTCCCGACAACGTCCCGGCCGTCTACGAGGACGACGAGTCGCTGCGCCGTCGCATCCAGCTTGCGCCGCAGGGCTTCAGCGTGGCCGGCCCGGCTGCCGCGTACGAATCGAAGGCGCTTGCCGTCGACGGCCGCCTGCTCGATGCGAAGGCCACGCGCCCGCGGCCGGGCGACGTGCTCGTCACGCTGCTGTCGCGCGACGGCGACGGCACGGTGGACGATGCGCTCTGTCGCGCGGTCGAGTCCGCGCTGTCGGCCGAGGATCAACGGCCGCTGAACGACACCGTGCTCGCGCGCCCGGCCGAGATCGTCCGCTACCGCATCCGCGCGAAGGGCTATACGCGCTCGCCGGTCGGCGCCGACGTGCTGATCGCGCAGGCGACGAAGAACGCCCGCGCGTATGCGGACAAGGTGCGCCGCCTCGGCGTCGGCGTCGCGGAATCGGCGATCAAGGGCGTCTGCCAGGCCGCAGGCCTGTCGAAGACCGAGCTGATCGAGCCGGCCGGCGACCTCGCGATCGGCCCGACGCAGGCGTCCTGCTGCGTCGACGTCGTCATCGAATACGGCGGCATCTATGAGTGAGCTGCTGCCGCCGAACGCGACGCCGCTCGAGCGGCGCGCCGCGAACGCGCTGGCCGCCGCCGAGGGCCTGCCGATCCCGATCCGCGATTACTGGGACCCGGATCGCTGCGACGCGGCCCTGTTGCCGTATCTCGCCGCCGAAGTGTCGGTCGACGGGTGGGAGCTCGCCGAGTCCGGCGATGCGCGCCGCGCGCTCGTCCGGGGCGCGATCCAGCTGCATCAGAGGCGCGGCACGCCGTGGGCGGTGCGCGAAGTGATCCGCCGGCTCGGCTTCGGCGAGGTGACGATCGTCGAGGGCCGGCGCGTGCGCCGGCGCGACGGGTCGGCCATCTACAACGGCGACTACGTGCATGGCCGGGAGACGGCGTGGGCGGAATACATCGTCAAGCTGTCGCGGCCGATCACGCGCGACCAGGCGGACAACCTGAAGGCGGTGCTGGAGCGCTATGCGCCGCGACGCTCGATGCTGGCGTCGCTCGACTACCGCGAGGCACCGATTCGCTACAACGGCTTCGCGCATCGCGACGGCCAGTACAACAGAGGGAGTATCAAGTCATGACTGACCTGGTTGAAAGCTCGACCTGGACGCCCGGCATCCGCCAGTTCGAAACGTCGGATCCGGTTGAAGGCGGGCCGGATGGGATCGACAACGTGCCGTTGCGGCAGCTGGCGAATCGGACGCGGTTTTTGAAGGATGTGCAGGACGCGCAAGCGGGTGGTCTTGAGATGAAAGCGCCGCTCGCATCACCGGCATTCACCGGATCACCGCAGGCACCCGTGCCGCCGCAGTTCGACAACACGACGAAGATCGCGACGACGGCATTCGTGCAGCGCGCGTTGGGGAACTTCAATGCCAGTAGCGGTACAGGTTCCGGCATCATTGCAGCGGCCGTGACATTGACAAACGAAGACGTCGGCGGCTTTCACTACTTCAACGGTCCTACAAACCAGACGGCCACACTGCCGAACGAAGTGGGGTTGCCGCCGGGTGCCGCGATTGCGTTCCAACGTGGAGCCCAATACAGCTTGACGATCGACACTAACAAAGCGAACGCAATCATCGATACCACGATTGGTCTTGCTTCGTCGATCACGCTCGCCACTGGCGAGTTCGTAGTGCTGGTATGGAGCGGCACGTACTGGCAGGCGTTCGGAACCTATACGCAGCGCGTCGGGCAGCCGTTCGCCAATTCGCTTACGTCAAGTGGCTATCAGAAGCTGCCGAGCGGGCTGATTATCCAGTGGGGCACTGGTACAACACAATCGAGCGGTTCCGTAACGTTGACTTTCCCTGTGGCATTTCCGACTACCTGTAGAAGCGCAACAGCAAACAATTGGGGCGGCGGCACTGTGTATGTCGGCATCACTTCTTTTTCTGCGGCGTCAATGGTGGTTAATTCTGGATCAGTCGGTCAAAATTTCACGTGGATTGCAATCGGATATTAATAATGGGAAAAAAATACGTAGCATTCGACGCGCAAGGCAACATCACCGCGTTCTACGACAGCATCGACAGCCCGATCCCATCCGGCGTCACGAACACGATCGAAATCACCGATGTTCAGTGGATGACGTGTATCAGTCAGCCGGGCCAGTGGCATGTCGTCAGCGGCGCGCTCGCGCAGGTTCCGCCGCCGACCGCTGCCGAGCAGCTCACATCCGTCAAGGCATCGACAATCGCGGCGCTGAACGCGGCATGCCAGGCCACAATCCTGGCGGGTTTCACGTCGTCGGCCATCGGCTCGGCAACGTTCTATCCGACGACAGACACCGATCAGCGCAACCTTCAGAGCTCCGCCCTGGCTGCAGCGTGGAGCGTCGGGACGGCGGACTGGCGCGTATCCCTGTGGTGCCAGCACGGCGATGCATGGACGTATGTCGAGCACACGGCGCAGCAGGTGCAGCAAGTGAATGCAGATTGGGTGACTTTCCGCACGGCTTCGCAGCAGAAGTATGCGGATGCAATTGCCCAGGTGCGTGAAGCAACGACGATCGACGCAGTGCAGGCGATCGCGGCGACAGCCTGATCGTATTTTTCCCCCTGTCCATCACCCCGGGGGCCACTCTGCGCCGCAGAGTCTCCACAACGGCCTCCCAATCCCCAGCCCTTCGACGGCCGTCGCCGTCATCGTCTGAACGACCGATGGCGACGACACCGCATTCACGCCCGACACGCCGGTCCATCTGACCAACGTCGTCGCCACGCTCGATCAGTCCAGAACGACAGGCGCCCTGCGCGTCACGTTCGATGAGATCGGTCGACGAATCGATCCCGTCGCGATTGCCCGGACTCTCCGTCAGCGGCCGCGCGCAACGCCGCGTCCGGCACGCTCTGACGTCTCGTCACGCACCACGATTCCACGAAACGTCAGCCTGGCGTTTCGCGCGACGTCCATCAGCGCCTCGACGCTGCGTACCCCCACGAACAAGAAGCTCAATCGGCCGCAAACACCGATCGACGTGCATGTCTCGCCCCACCCGCCTCACGCCCCTTCCGTCCTCACCCCCACGACACACGCGATCGCTCGCCCCACAAGCCCCCGCCCGGCACCATAACCACATGGACGCTAACGAAATTCAACGGCAGGCACGCAACGCGGTGCGCAAAGGCACGATCCTCGCGGTCGACCATGCAGCCGCGTTGTGCCGCGTCTCGGTCGGTACTCCCGACGAAGACGGCGGCGGGCTGCAGACCAACTGGATTCCATGGATCGCCTGCACTGCAGGCACCACGCGCGAATGGCTGCCGCCGACCCCGGGCGAGCAGGTCGTGCTGCTCTGCCCGATGGGCGACCCGGCCCAGGGTGTCGCGCTGCGCGGCCTCTATTCCGACGCCGCCCCGGCCCCGGCGTCGAGCCCCGACACCCACACGCGCGTCTATCCCGACGGCGCGAGCGTCGCATACGACCACGCCGCGCATGCGCTCAAGGCGGAACTGCCCGCCGGCGCGACCGTGCTCGTCGTAGCACCGAGCTCGGTCACCGTGCAGACGAAAGCCGCGACCGTGCAGGCCGAGACCATCACGCTCGACGCGCAGCAAACCACCTGCACCGGCGCGATGACGGTCAAGGGGCCGCTCGCGTTCGAGTCCGGCATGACCGGCAAGGGCGGCGCAGGCGGCGCCACGATGCAGATCGACGGCGCGGCCAGCTTCACCCGGGAAGTGACTTCGCAAGGCATCAGCCTCCCGCATCACACGCATCGCGAACAAGGCGATGGACAACTGGTGAGCCAACCGCAATGAAGGGCATGAACGCGAACACCGGCCGCTCGATTTCGGGCCTCGGCCACTTCTACCAGTCGATCGGCAAGATCGTGACGACGCCGCTCGCGTCGTGCGTGAAGCGCCGCACGTTCGGCTCCGAGCTGCCCGACCTGATCGACGCGCCCGGCAACGGCGCGATGCGCACGCGCCTGTATGCGGCCGTCGCGACGGCGCTGATGCGCTGGGAGCCGCGCCTCACGCTGACCCGCGTCGTGCTCGCCGCGGACGACTCGAACGCCGCAGCCGGCGCGATCTATCTCGACATCGAAGGCTGGACGAGCGAGAGCGGCACGGCCGTTACGACGCGCGTGCCGGTCGCGCAAAGGAGCCCCGCATGAGCGTGACCCCGATCGACCTCTCTCAGCTGCCGTCGCCCGACGTCGTCGAGACGATCGACTACGAAACGCTGCTGGCCGAGCGCAAGGCGCACCTCGTGTCGCTGTATCCGGCGGCCGAGCAGGCCGAGATCGCCGCCACGCTCGCGCTCGAATCGGAGCCGATGGTGAAGCTGCTGCAGGAAAACGCGTACCGCGAGCTCGTGCTGCGCCAGCGCGTGAACGACGCCGCGCGCGCGGTCATGCTCGCGTATGCACGCGGCGACGACCTCGACCATCTCGCGGCGCTGTTCGGCATCCGACGCCTGACGATCACGCCCGCCGACCCGGAACACAACGTTGCGGCCGTCATGGAAAGCGACATCGACCTGCGCGCCCGCACGCAGCTCGCGCCGCAAAGCTTCTCCGTCGCCGGCCCCGAAGGCGCGTACGTCTCGCATGCACGCAACGCGGACGGCCGCGTGCTCGACGCGTCGGCGGTCAGCCATGCCCCGTGCGAAGTGCTCGTCACCGTGCTCGCGCGCGACGGCGACGGCACGGCGGACCAGAAACTGGTCGACGCCGTGACGGCCGCGCTGCAGGCCGACGACGTGCGGCCGCTCACCGACAAGGTGACGGTGCGCGCCGCGGAAATCCTGCGCTACGCGATCCGCGCGCGGCTGGTGTTCTTTGCCGGACCGGATCGTGCGGTGGCACTCGCGCAAGCCAACAAGGCGATGAAGAAATACGCGGACGACATGCACCGGCTCGGCATGGAAGTCACGCTGGACGGCATCTACGCGGCCGCCCGCGCGGCAGGCGTGCAGAAGGTGATCCTCGAAAGCCCGCTCGCCGGCATTCCGGCGACGAAGCAGCAGGCGCCGTACTGCACCGGGATCGAACTGATCGACGGCGGGGTGTACAGCAATGAATGACATCCTGCCGCCGAATGCGACCCGGCTCGAGCGCAACCTCGCCGCCGTGAATGCGCGCGTCGACGACATTCCGACGCCGCTCGCGATGCTGATGAATCCGGACGCCATCCGGTCCGACCTGCTGCCGTGGCTCGCTTGGCATCTCGGCGTCGACGCGTGGAAGGACTACTGGCCCGAGCACGTGAAGCGCGCCCGTGTCAGGCAGGCGATTCCGATCGCGCGCCGCAAGGGCACCGCCGCGGCCGTGCGCGAAGTCGTCGCGACCTTCGGCGGCAACCTCGTGCTGCGCGAATGGTTCGAGCAGGTCCCACCGGGCCGGCCCGGCACATTCGACATCGTGATGACGGTAAGCGGTCAGGAGGGCGAGCCGCCGACCGCCGAATACGTCGCCGACATCCTCGCGGAAATCGACCGGACCAAGCCGGTTCGCGCGCACTACACGTTCACGCAGGGCTTCGCGATGCGGGGCCGGCAACGGGTCGGCGCCGCCGCTCGCGTGGCGGTCTATCGCCGCCTGAACCTCACCGACAACTGATCGCACATGGCAACCCAGATCCTCATCACCGACGCCGGCCGCGCAGCGCTCGTCGCCCCCGGCAACGGCGGCACCAGCGCCCACCAGGTCGTGGAAATCGGTCTCGCGAATGCACCCTTCGTCGCCGACAAGGGGCTCACGAAGCTGCCGAACGAGCTGAAGCGCATCACGACGTTCGGCGGCGCCAACATCGCGCCGGACACGATTCATGCCACGCTGAAGGACGACACGGCGGACCAGTACTCGCTGTACGGGTTCGGCCTCTACCTCGAGAACGGCGTGCTGCTGGCCGCCTACGGCCAGGCGACGCCGATCATGGAGAAGTCGCCGGCCGCGTTGCTGCTGCTGTCGACCGACATGCAGTTCGCGACGATCGACGCGACGCAGCTCGTGTTCGGGGATGCGTCGTTCCTGAATCCGCCGGCGACCACCGAGCGGCAGGGCGTTGTCGAGCTGGCGACGCAGGCGGAAGTGGATGCGGGTGCCGACGCAACGCGCGCGCTGACGCCCAAGACGGCCGCGAGCCGCTATGCGCCACTGGCCGGCGCGCGCTTCACGGGCCCGGTAACCGTCGACAGTACGGTGACACTTGGAGCCGGTCCGAAACGCGTGATCGTGACCAGCGACGCGACGACCGGCTATATGTTCTCGGACGGCGATCTGTACCTCGGCTCGCAAGGCGCGACCGGCGTCACGATGGTTGTCGCCGGCAACAAGGAAGTGGCACGCGCCCTGCCGGGCGGACACACCTTGTTCGGCACGAGCGCTGACGATGGCGTCGGCCTGGTGCAGGTCGCCGGCCTGATTACCGCGCAGACGCCGGCAGCCGGCGACGTATCGAAGAAAGTGCCGACGACGGAATGGGTGGTCGCCGCAATCGCCTCGGCGTCGATCGGCACGATCGTGTTCGAGCCACGTACAAGTGTCCGCGCCGGCTTCCTCAAGCTGAACGGCGCCGTCGTCAAGCGCTCGGACTATCCCGCGCTGTGGGCCTATGCGCAAGCGAGCGGCGCGCTCATCGCCGAGTCGGTGTGGGGCGCAAATAACTGGGGCTGTTTCTCGGCTGGCGATAACGCAACGACGTTCCGCCTCCCGGAAATGCGCGGCGAGTTCATCCGGTGCTGGGACGACGCCCGCGGCATTGACACAAATCGCATGATCGGCTCATGGCAGGACAGCACGAACCGATGGCACGGCCACGGCGCAAGTGCGAGTGAAGTCGGCGATCACGCGCACTCGGCATGGACAGACGTGCAGGGCTGGCACGGTCACACGTTCTCTCGACACGCGCTCATAACTTCCGCCGGCGCTTCGGTCAGTGGATCGAACGGAGCCGAATTCAGCGACGCGGGTGGTGGCCCGCAGGGCGCAACCGATGGAAATGGGAACCACGGTCACAACGTCGGTATCGGCGCCGCCGGCCGCCACAGCCACGTCATTACCGTCAACGGTGACGGTGCAAACGAATCTCGCCCCCGCAACATCGCGCTGCTCGCCATGATCCGCGCCTATTAACTTGGATTCCGAACCATGCTGATCCACCACTACAGCCCCTCGACCGGCGAATACCTGAGCAGCAGCCAGCCCGACGCCGATCCACGCAACCACGAACGCTGGCTCGTCCCGTCGTCGGCCACGTTCGACGAGCCGCCGGCGCGCACGTCGACGACCTGGCCGTTCTACCGCAACGGCGCATGGGTTCTCCTGCCGGACTATCGCGGACGCACCTGCTATCGCATCGAGACCGGCGAGCCGGTCGAAATCACGCTCGCCGGCAAGACCCCCGACGACCTCGGCCTGACCACCGAACCGCGGCCCTCACTGCGCCACGCGTGGATCGATGGCGCATGGATCGTCCCGCCCGAACTGGTCGAGCGCGAGAAGCGCGACGCCGCGATGGCCGAGTTCGAACAGCGACTGGAAACCGCGCGCAAGGCGAACGCCGGCAAGGCCGATGCGTATGCCGCAGGCTTGCTCGACGATGAAGGCATCTACTACTTCAAGGCCTGGTCGGCGTACCAGATGGCGCTCGTATCGGCCATCCAGGCAGACACGTTCCCCGATGCGGTGGCGTGGCCCGCCACGCCCGCGCCCTACGTACCGACGCCGCCGGCCGAGCCGAGCGCACCTGCAGCTCCGGTCGCGGAAACCGCGACCTGATCCGCACGGGATTCATCCCGTTTTCTCTCTTCCGTAAGCAAACACAGGAGCCACACACCATGCCGCAGGATTACCACCACGGCGTACGCGTCATCGAAATCAACGAAGGCACCCGTCCGATCCGCACGATCTCGACGGCCGTGCTCGGCATCGTCTGCACGGCCGACGACGCCGACGCCGCCGCCTTCCCGCTCAACACCCCGGTCCTGCTGACCAACGTCGTCGCCGCGCTCGGCAAGGCCGGCAAGAAAGGCACGCTGCGCCGCACGCTCGACGCGATCGGCCGCCAGACCAAGCCCGTCACGATCGTCGTGCGCGTCGCCGAAGGCAAGGACGCCGCCGAAACGAACACCAACGTGATCGGCGCCGTCACCGCCGACGGCAAGTACACCGGCATGAAGGCGCTGCTCGGCGCGCAGTCGCGCTTCGGCGTGAAGCCGCGCATCCTCGCGGCGCCGGGCCTCGACACGCAGCCGGTCGCCGCCGCGTTCGCGTCGATCGCGCAGTCGCTGCGCGCGTTCGCCTACGTGTCGGCCAACGGCGCCAAGACGAAGGAAGACGCCGTTGCGTATCGCAAGCAGTTCAGCCAGCGTGAAATCATGGTGATCTGGCCGGACTTCCTCGCGTGGGACGACACGACCAACTCGACCGTCGTCGTGCCGGCCACCGCGTATGCCGCGGGCCTGCGCGCGAAGATCGACAACGACACGGGCTGGCACAAGACGCTGTCGAACGTCGGCGTGAACGGCGTCACGGGCATCAGCGCGGACGTGTCGTGGGATCTGCAGGATCCGGCGACCGACGCCGGCTTCCTGAACGAGCAGGACGTGACGACGCTCGTGAACCGCAACGGCTTCCGCTTCTGGGGCTCGCGCACGTGCTCGGACGATCCGCTGTTCGCGTTCGAGAACTACACGCGCACCGCGCAGGTCATCGCCGATTCGATCGCCGAAGCGCAGATGGCCATCATCGACGGCCCGCTCAATCCTTCGCTGCCGCGCGACATCATCGAGACCATCAACGGCAAGTTCCGCGAATGGACGTCGCAGGGCTACCTGATCGGCGGCTCGGCCTGGTACGACCCGGAGCCGAACACGACCGACGTGCTGAAGTCCGGCAAGGCGTATCTCGACTACGAGTACACGCCGGTGCCGCCGCTCGAAAACCTGATGCTGCGCCAGCGCATCACCGACCGCTATCTCGCCGATTTCGCCGCGCGCGTGAGCGCGTAACAGTCGGCCTCACCAGGAGTCAAACACGATGGGTATGCCTCGCAAACTCAAGGGATTCAACCTGTTCCAGAACGGCGAGAACTTCGTCGGCCAGGTTGTCGAAGTCACGCTGCCGAAGCTCACGCGCAAGATGGAGGACTACCAGGGCGGCGGCATGAGCGGCCCGATCAAGGTCGACTTCGGGCAGGAAGGAATCCAGCTCGAATGGACCTGCGGCGGCTTCATGCGCTCCGTGCTCGGCCAGTACGGCATCACGAAGCACGACGGCGTGCTGCTGCGCTTCGCCGGCGGCTACCAGGCCGCGGATTCGACCAGCGTCGACGCGGTCGAGATCGTCATCAAGGGCCGTCACAGCGAAATCGACATGGGCACCGCGAAGCCGAAGGACGACACCACGTTCAAGGTCACGACCGTCGCCAGCTACTACAAGCTGTCCGTCAACGGCGTGGACCTGATCGAGATCGACTTCATCAACATGATCGAAAAGTACAACGGCACCGACCTGTTCTCGGCGCTGCGCAACGCGATCGGCCTGTAAGCCGCGGCCCGGCCGGCATCCCCGGCCGGGCCCGCCCGCTGTATTTCCTTCATCACCGCCAGGACCACCATGTATCCGACCCAATCCGAACAAGCCGCGACCGACCTGCAGGCCGACGCATCCGCTGCAGCCGTCACCGAGGCAGCGCCCGCGCAGGACGATCCGGCGACGCACACGCTCGACACGCCGCTCGTGCGCGGCAACCAGACGATCACGACGATCACGCTGCGCAAGCCGAATTCGGGCGAGCTGCGCGGCGTATCGCTGTCCGACCTCGTCAGCCTCGACGTCGTCGCACTGTCGAAGGTGCTGCCGCGCATCAGCTCGCCGATGCTGACCGAAGCCGACGTCGCCAACATCGACCCCGCCGACCTCGTGCAACTGGGGGGCATCTTCGCGGGTTTTTTGATGCCGAAGGCCGTGAAATCCCGACTGGCCTCCCAGACCGCATAGAAGACCCGATGGCGGACATCGCGGCGGTGTTCGGCTGGACACCGCCCGTGATGGACGCCTTCAGCCTGGCCGAGCTGATGGACTGGCGCGAGCGCGCGCGAGTGCGCGCCGGCGCCGAATGAGCGAAACGATCGACGATGGACAACACCTTGAAACTGCGCGTCATGTTCGACATGGTCGACAACATGACGAAGCCCCTGCAAATGATGCTGACCGGCAACAAGGGGCTGGCCGGCTCGCTGAGGGATACCCGCCGCGAGCTGGATGACATGGCGAAGACGCAGAAGCGCATCGGCGAGTTTCGCGAGATGCGCAAGGGTCTCGCCAATACTGCGTCCGAGCTCAAGGCGGCGCGCGAGCGCGTCGACACGCTCGCCCAGTCGCTGCGCGCGACCCGCTCGCCGTCGCGCCAGATGATCAGTGACTTCGACAAGGCATACCGCACAGCCACGAACCTGGCGAATTCGCACGAGTTTCAAGCGCGCCGTGTACAAGCGTTGCGCACCCAGCTCGCCGGCGCGGGCATCGACACGCGCAACCTGTCGCGGGACGAGCGCAACCTGCGCGCGGCCATGGCGTCGCGCACGTCGATGATCGACGCAGGGGTGCGCGGGTACGACGCCCAGCGCCAGCAGCGCGCCGACGCCAGGCGCGCAAGGATCGAGGCGCTGCGGGGTGTCGGGGAGAAATTCTCGACACGCGGCCAGGCCATCAAAGGCATCGGCAAGGACATGTTCGGCATGCTGTCCGAGCCGCTCGACATCGCAAAGCAGGCCGAGAGCGAAACGCTGCGCATGCGCGCGCAGGGTGCGTCGGCCGATGCGGTGAAGTTCGCGCGCGCGCAGCAGGCCTACGGCCAGTCGACCATCGACAACCTGAGCCTGATGCGCGAGTCGCTGTCGGCACTGGGCGGCGACGAGCAACACGCACGGGTCGCGATGCCGATGCTCGCGAACATGAAATTCGCGAACGAGGCGCTGTTCGGCGCGGAAGACGCGAAGAAGAACGTCGACCGGTTCATGGGCATGCTGAAGGTGATCGACCTGCGCGGCGGTACGAAGAACGAAGCGGCGTTCGGCGCCGAAGCGAACATCGTGCAGAAGATGATGACGGCAACCGGCGGCAAGGTCAGCGGCGACGAGTGGAGCAATTTCGCCGAATCGGGCGGCGATGCGGCCAGGAAGCTGCGCACGGACGCGTTCTACTACCAGATGCAGCCGCTCATCGAGAAGCTGGGCGGCAAGGCGGCCGGCGCAGGCCTCGCGTCGCTGTACGGCAGCGCGTTCGAGGGCAAGGCGTCCGGGCCCGCTGCGCAACGGCTGGCGGCGCTCGGCCTGGTCGATCCGAAGCTGGTCGAGCACAAGAAGAACGGCGCGATCAGCGGACTCAAGCCGGGCGCGCTGACCGGTAGCGACAAGCTGCAGGCGTCGCCGCTCGAGTGGCTCGAAAAGGTGCTGCTGCCGAAGCTCGCCGCCAAGGGGATCACCAGCCCCGACAAGGTGAAGGCCGAGCTTGCGAAACTTTTCCCCGACAAGGCCGCGGGGAACCTGCTCACGACGATGTACGAGCAGCGCGAGCAGATCCACGACACCGAACGGCAGAGTGCCGCCGCCGACGGCGTCGACGGGATGAAGGCGAAAGGCGCGGAGTCGACGCACGGCCGCGAGCTCGCCGCGCTCGCGCAGCTGCGCGACCTGAAGCTCGAGATCGGCGAACGGGTCACGCCGATCTACAACAAGGCGCTCGACCTCACGGCAACCGCGATCGGAAAAGTTGTCACGTTCATGCGCGAGCACCGCACGGCCGCGAACGTGATCGTCACGACCCTGACGGTGCTCGCCGGGCTGTTCGTCGTCGTCGGCACGCTCGCGAGTGCGTTCGGCACCGTGCTCGGATCGATCGCGGTGCTGCGCTTCGCGATGTCGATGGTCAGCGCGTTCAATGTCATCGGGCAGGCACTGCTGGGCCTCGGCCGGCTGGCGCTGGCGAACCCGCTGCTGGCCGTGATCAGCCTGATCGCGATGGCCGCGATCGGCGTCTGGCAGAACTGGGACACGCTCGGCCCGAAGTTCATCGCGCTGTGGGACACCATCGCGGGCGCGTTCGGCGCGGCTGGCGACTGGATCGCCGCGAAATGGGACGCCACGGTCGAGTGGGTGAAAGCCGCGTTGGGCGGCATCGGCGACTGGTTCGGCAACATCGGCACACGCTTCATGGAAATCGGCGGCAACCTGATTTCCGCGCTGATCGACGGCATCACGAATCGCCTCGGCGCGCTGAAGGACACGATCGGCAACCTGGGCAGCTCGGCGCTCGGCTGGCTCAAGGAAAAGCTCGGCCTGCAAGCGTCGGACGCGCCCGGCGCAGCTGGCGGCCAGGGGCGCGTGGCGCTGACCGCCGCCACGATCACGACCGCGGCGGCCCTGGCCGGCCCGCCCGCTTATGCCGCGAACCCGTCGGCCACCGCCGCGTCGCCGCTCGCGCGCTACAACACGTCGCTCGACTACCGCCCGCCGCTCATGGCGCCGGCCGCCGCCGCGAGCGCCGCGCCTGCGTCCGGCCCGGTCGTCATCAACTTCACCGCTCCGCCCGGCGTCGACGAGGCGGAGGTCGCCCGTCTGGTGCGCGTCCAGTGGGAGCGCGCCGAACGCGAAAAGGCCTCGCGCACCAGCTCGCGCCTGTCCGATTGATTGTCCGCTTCAACGAAAGGAAACCCGCCATGATGATGTCGCTCGACCAGTTCGTTTTCAGCCTGGCGACCGCGCCGTACCACCAGCTCCAGCGCCAGCGCAACTGGAAGCACCGCGCCACCGCGCGCATCGGCGTGCGCGACGCGAGCCAGTACACCGGCGCCGGCGACGACACGATCACCCTCAGCGGCACGGTCGCGCCCGAGAACGGCATCGGCGAGATCGCGTCGATCGAGACGCTCGCGCGGATGGGCGACGTCGGCGACGCGTACGTGCTCGTCGACGGCAACGGCTACGTCTATGGCGCGTACATCATCGACAACCTGAGCGTGACGGGCACGTATCACACGAAGGAAGGCGTGCCGCGCAAGATCGACTTCACGCTGACGCTCAAGCGCGTCGACGACGGCGTGCTGGCCGAAGCGCCGCCGGCGGAAGACGACGGCGCGCCCGCCAACGAAGACGGCGGAGCGGCCCAGCGATGAGCACGTTCGATTGCAAGCCGGGCGAACGGCCGACCCGCACCGGACGCACGCAGCCGCAGGCCGACTACCGGATCACGCTCGACGGCCGCGACCTGTCGCGCCTGATCGCGCCGAACCTCGTCAGCCTGTCGCTGGTGGAATCGCGCGCGGACGAGGCCGACATGCTCGACCTGGTGATCGACGACACGCAGAACACGTTCGCGATTCCGCTGCGCGGCGCGAACATCGCGGTGTCGATCGGCTGGGTCGGCGAGCCGCTCGTCGACAAGGGCACGTTCACCGTCGACCAGGTCGAGCACAGCGGCGCGCCGGACATCATCACGATCAAGGCGCGCTCGGCGTCGATGACGAACCGCATGCACGAGCGCCGGGAAAAAAGCTGGCACCGGCAGACGATCGGCGCGATCGTGCAGGCGATCGCCGCGCGCCACGGACTGAAGCCGACGGTCGACGCGACGCTCGCGCAGATCCTGATCGACCACATCGACCAGACGCACGAATCCGACATGTCGTTCCTGACGCGCGTCGCGAAGCGCTACGACGCCGTGATGACCGTGAAGACCCGCCATCTGCTGTTCCTGCCGATCGGCGGCGGCAAGACGGCGAGCGGCAAGCCGCTCGACGTGCTGCCGCTCACGCGCGCGAGCGGCGACCAGCATCACTACCAGATCGTGCAGCGCGACAGCTATGCGGCCGTGCGCGCGCACTACCACTCGAACGGCAAGGCGCAGCGCAAGTCGGTGGCGGTCGGCGACGAGAAGGCCAGGAACACGAAGGTGCTGCCGCAGGACTATGCGACCGAAGCGGAAGCGCGCGCGGCGGCGCAGGCCGAATACGCGCGCATCCAGCGCCAGCAGGCGACGCTGAACTACACGCTCGCGCTCGGCCGGCCCGAGCTGTTTCCCGAGATGCCCGTCACCGTGTCGGGCTTCAAGCCGGAAATCGACGACACGCCGTGGCTCGTGAAGAAGGCGACGCACAAGCTCGGCAGCGAAGGCTTCACGACGGAGCTCGAGCTCGAGGTGCGCAAGGATTCGAAGAAGAAACAAGGTGGCGCGGCGTCCGGCAAGCACTAGCGCGGCGCCGGATGCGCGGCCCGGATCGGGCGAAAGGAAAGGAAGGCGAGGCCGGACGGAAAGCCGGCCTGCGTGGCGATTCCTGGCGCCGTCGCGCGACCGGTCGCGACGGCGCCAGGCATGACCGCGGCTCAGCGGGAGGTCTGCTGCCCGCCGAGATTCAGGCGCGCGTCCCGCCCGTCGCCGCATTGCGTCAACGTCGCGCGCGCATCGCGCAGGTTCGCCATCGCCTGCAGCGCGGCCTCGAGCACCTGGCCGACCGACTGCATCGCGGTGTCGATCGCCGCGTGCGCGTCGGCCCGCTCATCGTCGGTCAGATCCGTACGGATTCGCGGGGTGAACATCGACGACCCGCGGCTGTCCGCGTGATGATCAGCCGGCATCGACGCGCCAATCGTGCCGGTGTTGTGCTCACTGTTGCTGTTCATTCTTCCGGTCTCCACAAACACAGTCATCAACCGGCGGGGCCGCCTGACGCGACGGGGGTAGCCTCGGATTTCCCACCATCGCCAGCCTCGCCGGCTTTCAGAATGCTAAACCAATACTGTATGGATATACAGTGATTGTTCGGATTTTATCCGATGCGTTTGCGAAACGGCCGAACGCCACGGCCCCGCGCGTGCCCGCGCGCGGGAGCATGCGCCCGGGCCGCGGGCGACAGGAATTTCAAGGGAACGGACGGCGGGATTTCGCCGATGCCGGGATGGCGTGACGACGGCGAAGCGGGAACGCCGACGCCGGCCGGGCCGCCGCTTGCGGCAGCCGGATGCAAACAGACCGGCGCGCGGCGCCGCGACCTACTTCTTCGGTTCCTTCCCCGCGCGCTCGGCCTTCAGCCGCTCGAGCTCGGCCATCGCGCGATCGACGTTCTCGGCGGTGCGCTGGTCGAGCGCCGCGCGGCGATTCTCCGACAGGCGCTTCGCGCGCCGCGGCGTCGCCGTCTGCAGCATCGCGCCGGTGTTGATGCAGCTCGCGAGGAACGCATGCAGCGACGCCTTGCCGGCTTCGTTGAGCTGCCGGTACATCGCGAGCACTTCCGCCTCGTCGGCGTCGCGCGCGCCCTGCTCCGCCGCCGCGCCGTCGACGGCGCGCCGTTCGCCGGTCAGCACGTAGCCGATGTCGACGCCGATCTCGCGAACGGCCAGCAGATAGGCCGCGTCGGGAGAGCGTTCGTCCGACTCGTACGCGGACTGCGAGCGTCTCGCGACGCCGCCCACGGTCGCAAACTCATCCTGGCTGAGTCCGATCCGCAAGCGCTCGTCTCGCAAGCGACTCCCGATTTGTGTCATAAATTACCCATTAACAATTGACGCGTCGTTTTTTGCTCATTAGACTAGCCTTACCGTAACGCAAGACTATCTCAACAAAGTATACCGACCATGACCACCTCCAAAGGCCCACGCCGTTCGCCGCGCGGCACGATGTCGAACAAGCCCGTCTACGTCGGGCTGACGCCGACCGAGCGCGGCGAGCTCGAGCAGCTCGCCGCGCAGCGCAACCGCTCGATTTCCAGCATGGCGCGCGAGCTGATCCGCATCGGCGCGAGCCATCTGCGGGCGATCGCCGCGCCGCGCTCCCGCACCGCGCGCCATTGAACCGGCGCGCGTTCATGTCCCCCGATCCCGCACGCGACGTGTCGATTCTGGACCACGTGCGCGCACACGCCCACTCGCCAAACGGCCAACGTTGCATCGCGCCGGCCGCACGGAGCAAGACACCATGCGAATCCTGAACCGCTGCCCGCACTGCCGCACGCGCGCCACCGCGCGCAGCAGCCGCGAAATGTCGCTGACCTTCCGCGAAATCACCTTCCAGTGCACGAACCCCGAGTGCGGCCACACGTACGTCGTGAACATGGAATTCGCGCGCACGCTGTCGCCGTCCGCGATCCCGAACCTGTCACTGCAGCTGCCGCTCTCGCCGCACGTGCGCGAACGCCTCGCGGCGCAGCTCGAGCTGCCCGTCTGACGCCCTAACCCCCGCCCCCTGCTGGCCCCCTCGCATCGCGCCTGAACGGCGCGAGGGGCTTCTTTTTGCCGTCGAAAAGGACACGTCATGTTCCCGACCCTTGCATCGCCCCTTCCTGGCCGCGCCGTCCGGCGGCCTGCGGGCCACGCGATTTGCCGCCGCCCGGCGCACCCCGCCCGCGCGCTCGCCGGGGAGGCGCGCGCATGAACCGCTTCCTCGAACCCGCGCCGCACGACACCGCGCTCCGGGCCGCGATCGCGGCGGCCGCCGACGTGCCGAGCTTCGACAACCCGCCGGACAGCGCCGCGCGACAACGCGCGCTCGCCTGCTTCATCGCGGCCCTCGGCGATCGCCTCGCGCTCGGCTTCCCGCAATCCGCCGCCGCGCTGCGCGCGCTCGTCGCATCGCCCGCCACGACCGGCAATCCGGCGCAACGCCCCCGGCAGCAACCTGACCAGCAGCAATAAACGATGGCTTCGATCGACCAACTGAAACGGCACATCGACCTGCACGACCTCGCGGGCCGCCTCGGCCTGAAGCGCGGCCGCGGCGGCGAGCGGGCGCTCTACCACTCGCCGCGGCACGAGGACCGCAGCCCGTCCCTGTCGATCTACGTGAACCACCCGAAGCACGGCACCGGCTGGCGCGACCACAGCGCCGACGCCGGCGGCTCGTGCATCGACCTCGTGATCCATGCGCGCGGCGGCACCGTCGCTGACGCCGTGCGCTACCTGCACGACGCCTACGGCCTCCCGCCCGAGCGCCCGGCGCCGGCGGAGCGCCGCGAGAAATCCACCGTCGAATACATCGCCGACCGGTGCTTTGCCGAACGCGATCGCGTGCGCGACTACCTCGGCGGCCGCGGCATCGCTGCCCCGGCGATCGACGCGGCGATCGCCGCGCGCACGCTCGGCTTCAACACGTGGACGAGCCCGAAGGTCGCCGCCGGCGACGTCGGCCACGGCGGCCCGGCCGCCGCGTTCGTGGTGCGTGCGCCGGGCGACGCGCGCGTCGTCGCGGTCGACATGCGCTACGTCGACCCCGCGCTCAACGGCGGCGTCAAGTCGCAGACGCAGGGCGACAAGGCCGGCTACGGCTGGACCGCCGACGCGCGCCGGCTCGACAGCGCGAAGCGCGTGATCATCGTCGAAAGCGCGATCAACGCGCTGTCGGTCGACACCTGCGCGCTGCCCGGCACCGCCGCGCTCGCGCTGCGCGGCCTCGCGAACGTCGAGCGCATCGATTTCGCGTTCCTGCGCGGCAAGCACGTCGTGATCTGCCTCGACAACGACGCGCCGTTCGCGGACGGCCACCCGCGCGCCGGCCACCGCCCCGGCCCGGAAGCCGCGTGGGCGCTGCACGAGCGGCTCACCGCGCTGAACGTCAGCGCGGTGCTGGTCGACCAGGCCGGCTGGCTCGCCGATCTCGCGGACGGCGCGACGGCGCAGCAGCCGATCAACGACGTGAACGACTTCCTGCAGCTGCGCGGCCCGGCCGAGCTGGCGCGCGCGCTCGAGCAGCTCGAGCCGTGGCTGATCGCCGGCCTGCCCGGTGACGCGACGCGCCGCGGCCGGCCGCGCATCTTCCTGCCGCCGCACGACTTCGCGCAGTACTGGCGCTTTCGCACGCGGCCAGACTTCACCAGCTACATCACGAAGATGGACCGCAACGAGGAATCGGGCGTCGAAACGCCGGTCATGACGGATCTGTGCGGTTTCCGCATCGCCGGCATCAGCCGCGTGTCGGTCGCGAGCGCGACGTCGACGATGACGGGCGACGCCGACCAGGCGCCGACCGTCTACTTCGCCGTGTCGGTACAGGCGCCGCGCCACGGCGCGCAGCTGATCCGCCGCGTGATGCTCGACGACCAGCTGCACAACGTCGACCAGTGGGGCAAGTTCGGCCCGATCTGGGCGCCGGCGCCGTTCAAGCGGATGGTGAACATCCTCGAGCGCGGCGCGGATCTCGGCGCGCGCCAGGCCGCGAACTTCGTCGGGCTCGCGTGGCGCGACGGCCGGCTGATCGTCAACGAAGGCCCGGACTGCTACTTCACCGAAGCGGACAAGCAGTGCCCGTATCACAACCTGACCTTTCCGAGCGGCCCGGCCAGCGACGCGCGCCGCGTCATCGCCGCCTATCAGACGACGTTCAAGCAGAACGCCGCGACGATCCCGCTCGTCTGGGCGCTCGGCGGCCACCTGAAGGCGCTGCTCGGCTTCTGGCCGCACCTCACGATCCAGGCGAACAAGGGCGCGGGCAAGTCGACGCTGATCAAGCGGCTCGAGCGCTCGCTCGCGTTCACGATGTTCTCCGGGCAATCGCTGCAGACCGAGTTCCGCCTGCTCACCAGCATCAGCCACACGAGCCACCCGGTCGGATGGGAAGAACTGTCCGCGCGCCGGCAGGACGTGATCGACAAGGCGGTCGGGCTGCTGCAGGAGAACTACCAGTACACGGTGACGCGGCGCGGCACCGACATGACCGAATACCTGCTGTGTGCGCCCGTGATGCTGGCCGGCGAGGACGTACCGGTGCGCAGCCTGCTCGGCAAGCTGGTGCGCACGACGCTGACCGGCAAGCGCGGGCCGCTGCTGCCCGACGACCTGCCGCGCTTCCCGGTCCGGCAATGGCTCGAATTCCTCGCCGGCCTGGACAAGCGCGGCGCGCTCGACCAGTACGCGGCGCTGCGCGACCGGGCGCTCGCCAGTTGCCGCGCGAGCGGCGAGGACGACGGCGCGCGGCGCATGGCGGGCAACTATGCGGCAGTCGCCTTGGCGTGGCGCTACCTGTGCGAGTTCGCCGGGATGGACCCGAGCGAGGGCGACTTCCCGCGCGACCTGATCGCCGAGATGAACGGCCACGTCGCCGAGACGAGCGCCGATCGCGAGCCATGGGTCTGGATCATGGAAACCGTGCTGTCGGAGATCGACGGCGGCAACTACAAGCATCCGTACACGTTCGACACCGTCGACGGCGAGTTCTGCCTACTGCTGCGCACCGGGCACGTGATGGATCACCTCGCGCACACGAGCGCGCTGCGCGACAAGTGGAACGGCCTGCCGGTGAAGTCCGACCGCGTGTTCAAGGCGCAGCTCAAGCACGCCGGCGTGGTGGTCGGCGAGAAGGAGGTCGAGCGCCGCATCTACATGCGCCGCGTGCCGTACCTGACGCCGGTGTCGCTCGAGCGCCTGGCCGCGTTCGGCCTGCACGTGTCCGTGCGCGAAGACCTGGCGTCCGACGCAATGCACGGAGGCCGCGCATGAGCCGCGACCGGCTGAACCGGCCGGAGTGCGGGGAACCCGCAGGCAGCGCGCGCGAATCGTGGATTTCTCGGGTGTCCGCTTGCAAGTCCTTGATTCCTGAACGAACTGCCGCCGCGCGTGGTGCCGGATTCGCCATGTGTCGGGCCGTTTTTGCCACGAGTCCGGGTTTCGCGCCGGCCGCGCCCGTCTCTTTCTTCTTTCTCTTCAACTCATTGAAAAAGAAGAAGAAAGACAACCGGGAAGCGGCAGGCATCGGCCGGCAACGCACGCCACGAGTCGCGTGCGCATCGCCATCGGTCGTCCGTGCTGCCCGTTTTTCGCGCCATGAGTCTTGCGGGGCCGCCACGCGTGAATGATGGCAACTGATGGCAAACAAAAACCATGAAAATCAATGCGTTATGACCATTTCTCGTGCAAGCCACCATTCCACGAGTTGCGCTGCCTGCCCCCCAGGCGCGCGGCACGCCGAAGCCGCGCCCGCGGCGACCGTCGACCTGTTCGGCGCGGCGGCCCTGCTCGGCGCGCACCCTGAAACGGTGCGCCTGAAGGCCAAGGCCGGCGCGCTGCCGGGCCGCAAGGTCGGCAAGCGCTGGATGTTCTCGATCGCTGCCCTGCAGCGCTACCTCGCCGGAGAATGGCTCCCGCGAGCGGCGCAGGGCGAACCGCCGGAGGAAGTGAACGAATGTCGCTCTACAAACGAAAAACCAGCCCGAACTGGCAATACAAGCTGTACCCCCCTGGCGGCGGAACGCCGATACAGGGAAGCACTGGCACCCGCGACAAAGCGCAGGCCCAGGAATTCCACGACCGGCTGAAGGTGGACCTGTGGAACCAGGCGCGGCTCGGCACGAAGCCGCGCCATACGTGGAACGACGCGGTCGTCCGGTACGTCGTCGAGCGCGAAGGGCTGCCGAGCCTGGAAACGTCGAAGACGCATCTGCGCTGGCTCGACCGGCACCTCGCCGGCGTCGCGCTGGCCGACATCGACCGGAACCGCATCGACGCGATCGCGCTCGCGAAACGGCGGGAGCCGCGCGTGGTGCGCACCCGGCACGGCGTCGTGGAGACCGGCCGGACCGTCAGCGACGGCACGGTGCGCCGCGTGCTCGGCGTGCTGAAGGCCGTGCTGAACGCGGCCGTCGAGTGGGAATGGCTGGATCGCGCGCCGGTCACGAAGCGCGCGAAGGTCGTGTCGAAGCGGATCCGCTGGCTGACGCCGGCGGAAAGCGAACGGCTGCTCGCCGCGCTGCCCGCGCATCTCGCCGACATGGCGCGCTTCAGCCTCGAGACCGGGCTGCGCCGCTCGAACGTGACCGGGCTCCAGTGGTCGCAGGTCGACCTCGCGCGGCGCGTCGCGTGGATTCACCCGGACCAGGCGAAGGCGAAGAAGGCGATCACGGTGCCGCTGTCGGACACGGCGATCGCCGTGCTGCGCCGCCAGCGCGCGACGAAGCGCGCGCCCGGGTTCGCCGACAGCGTGTTCGTCTACCACGGCAAGCCGGTCTACCAGACCACGACGGCCGCGTGGCGCAAGGCGCTGGAGCGCGCGCGCATCCGCGATTTCCGCTGGCACGACCTGCGGCACACCTGGGCGAGCTGGCACGTGCAGCGCGGCACGCCGCTCCAGGTGCTCAAGGAGCTGGGCGGCTGGGAAACGATGGAGATGGTGCAGCGGTACGCGCACCTGTCGGCCGACCACCTGGCGCACTGGGTCGCGCCGCTGACGGCCGAGCCGGCACCGATGCTAGCTGCAAATTAG